CTGTCCGGCGATAGACGAAGCGCAGACGCAGGCCGCGTCGCCGTTCCCATTCGCCGGGGGTGATCCGGCCGCCGCGCAGGGACTTGCCTGCGGCGGGCAGCGGGATCGCCAGCCAGAACCCCTTCTTCGAGCGGATCAGCGGGCCGGTGTCATGCGCGCCCACGATGACCGGAGCCTTGGACCAGACCAGCGCCGCGGCTTCCAGGCTTTCGCCCGACCTCGGGAAGTTCTGGCTCCGGATCGAGTTGGCCAGCCGTGTGCCGAGCCCCGCGCCAGTGATCTGCAACCGCCACGCCGACTTCAGCCCGGTTCCAGCCTCGCGCATGGCGGCGGTCACCGCGCGTTCGCCCGCCGCCACCTCGGCCGCCATCATCGCGACGATGTCGGGATCGATATCGAGCTTCAGTTTCACGCGGGCATCAAATCCACGGTCCAGACCAGCCGCTCGCGGTCGCGGACAGGCTCTCCCTGAATGAGGAAGGCCTCGCCCTCGATCTCGATCCGGTCGCCGGGGCGCGGGTTCGCCACCTCTGCGACACGCAGGTCGATGCGGCTGGTTTCCGACCAGAGCCGCGCATCGCCGAAATCGCTGATCGCATCCGCGCGCCGGGCGACCACGCGCACGAGCACGGGCGCGCCGCCGTCGGCGATGTAGACCGCGTCCCGGCCGATGTTCGGATCGGCGAAGAGCGCACTGAGCGCGGCGGCGAAGGCGCTCATCAGAACGTCGCGTTCAGGCGCACCCGGCCAATGGTGTCGCCCGCGCCGCTCGCCACCGCCTCGACCGCCACGCCGATGAGGGTGTTGTCGGTCGCGACCGTCGTGCAGCGCTTGTTGGTGTCGTCCCAGTAGACCCTGGCGCCGACGGTCCAGGCCTGCGAGCCGACCTTGGTGATGTCGAACACGCCGGTGAGCGCGCTCTCGACGGGCTCGCCGAGGGCGGCGGCGCCCGCGGCGATGCCGAAGATGGACCCGACGAGCAGGCCATCGCCGGAGGCGACGGCATAGGGCGCGGTCAGGGTGATGGTGTTGCCGGGCTGGACGTAGGTTTTCATGGGGAGGATCCTCGTGGAAAGACGACGGGCGGCCCGTCAGGACCGCCCGCATGTCGGGGTTCGGCATGGGTGCGGGTTATGCGCCCGGGTTCTTGTAGAGGCCGCGCCAGTCGATGGCCTTGGCGCCGAAGTCGAGGCGGCACTTGATCTCGACGCCATCGACGTCGAAGCCGTTACGCGTCTCGATGTAGGCGCCCTGCTGACCCTCGAGATATGCGTACTCGATGGTGTCGATCTGGTTCGGGCTGGCCGCCAGATACCAGGCGGTCTCGCTCGCGGCATCGAGCCGGGGCTCGCTGATCGGCGCGAGGGTGCGGATCGACTGCGGCACCACGCTGGACGTCGCGGCGGGCACCAGGTTCTGGGCGACCAGCTGCTCGGCCTTCAGTTCCAGCGAGGCGGGCACGATCAGGAAGGCGGGCCGGACGTTGAGCACCGTCTTCTTGTCGAGACCCGTCTGCTTGGCCATGGCAGCGCGGGCCGCGCCGACGCTGCCAACGTCGAGCGCCGTGCCAGTGCCCGCGAGGTTCTTGTGGGTGGTGTGGAACAGCGCGTTGCCGTCGGCCATCGCCGGGTTGGCGGTGATGATGCCCCAGACCACGTCCGATTCCAGCTGGGCGATGGAGTTGCCGTACATCGCCGGGATCCGGGTGAAGGCGTCCAGATCGTCGTTGATCAGCGTCTGGCGGGTGATCGCGACCACCCGGCCATAGGTCTTGACCTTGTAGCTCTCCTTGCTCTCGCCCAGCGTGCCGCGCTTGAACTCACCGCTCTCGCCTACTTCCAGCAGTTGCGGCGCTTCACCGAGCTGCACCCGGTGCATGGCCTTGAAGTCGGTGGCCAGCACCTGGCGGCAGAACAGCATGAAGGTGCGGGGATAGGCCTCGTAGGCCTGCCGCAGGGTCTTGTTGCTGACCGCCGACAGGATCTCGGGGAAGTCCGAGGTCGAATGCAGGGCCCGCGTCGCCACCTCGTCGCGCGACAGACCCCGCGTGTTGACCCCGGCATTGCCGAGGCTTTCACGGGCCAGTTCCAGCAGCGTCATGCCGCGATACTGGCGCGCGGCGTCCTCCAGCTGGAACAGCGTCGGGCTGTAGCGGTGCAGCAGCGCATTCGCCACGGCGTCGCGGCGAGTGATGCGCTCGTCCCGGCCGCCGAGCGGGACGGAGACATGGGGGAAGGTCCGGGTCTCGTCGGATTTCGCGGCGACCTGGTCGAGGATCAGGCGGCGGGACTCGTCGACGCTGACGCCGCGCTTGACCAGATCCTCGGCGAAGCCGCGCTCGAGGTTCAGGCGGCCTGCCAGATCGTAGATGGTGGAGACGCGGTCGCGCTCGGCCTCGCGGGCGCGGGTGGCGACGGCCTCGGTGTCGGGGGCCTCGGGCTTCGGCGCCTTCGGCTGGCTCCGCGTCTCGCTGGCGGCGACCTTCGGGTCGGGCGCAGCCCCTTTCGGCTCGGTCATGGGGGTGTCCTCGGTTTCGACCGGCTCGGTCGGCTGGGTGGTGGCGGGGGTTGCGGCGTCGCTCGCCGGGGTCTGGGTCTTGTCCGTCATCGGGATGGGTCCTTTCGGGCTGGAAGGGGCGTCCCGGCGGTGGAGGACGCAGTCGTGAAGGGGATGCTGGGCGCGGAAGCCTGCGGCGGGATCTGCGCCGACCGCGACGGCCGAGACCTCGAACGGGGTCCAGTCGACCGCGCGCCAAAGTTCTCGGGCGGCCTCGGGCTTCGAGACCTCAAAGCGGTGGACCTGGTAGCCGATGGAGACCGCGCGGATGTGCCCGGCCAGGATGTCGCGCCAGATCGGCTCGACATCGGCGCGCTCGCTGATCCGCACCAGCGCGAGGCCGCGGCCGTTCTCGATCCGGGCCGAGCCCGGCACGACCGAGCCGATCACCGCGTCGAGCGTGTCGAGCTCATGCACCTTCAGGAACGGCGCGCCCGCGTTCAGCCGGTCGAGCCGGACATGGGCCGGGTCGAGGCTCAATTCCTCGTCATAGGGCTCGCCGAAGAAGGTCGCGCGGCGGACGCGGGCCCCGGCCGACCAGACCACCTCGACGGTGCGGGTGTCGGCATCGGCCGTGTTCGGCGCAAGCTCCGCCGACCGGCGCATGGCCGGCAGTTCGATCATCGTGTCCATGAAGGTCAGTCCTGTTGGTCGGCCTGCGCCGGGTCATTGTCCGCGTCGGTGTCCGGTTCGTCGGCGGCCGGTTCGGTCGCCGGATCGCTAGTCTGCGCGCTGCCGGTCTTGGTCACCCGCCGCGGATCGCTGTCGAGCACCAGCCCCAGCGCATCGAGCTTGGCGTTGGTCGCGGCGATCTCGGCCAGCACCGCGTCGGGGTTGCGGCCCTATTTCGCGATCACCTCGGCCAGCGTCATGGTGCCGGAGCGGATCGACAGCAGGTTCGCCATCGCGTCCTTCTGCGGATCGACCGCCTCGAACTTCGGCGGCGACCATTCGACCGGCACGATGGGCAATGGGATCTGCCCCGCCGCCCATGCAGCCTCGGTGAACCAGCGCCAGACCGGCGCGCAGAACATCGGGATGAAGAGCTGCCACTGGACGGCATCGATCTGGCGGCGGAACTCCACGAGCCCCGCCCGGATCGAGGAGTAGTTGACCTGGGACAGGTCCCCCGTCAGGAGCTCATAAGGCACCCGGAACCCCGCCGAGATCGTGTGCAGGCTGGCGCGCTTGTATTCGCCGTAGCCCCCCGTCGCCGAGGGCTGGTTGAAGCGGATGTCCTTGCCGCCGCGGGCATAGGCGATCAGGCCCGGCTCGAACTGCTCGACCCGGTTACCATCGGCGTCGACCACGGATGGCGCGATGCCCTGCTGCGCCTCGTCGTCGCCAAAGACGATGGCGGTGACGCAGGCCTCGGTCTTCTTGCGGACCAGCTCGGCCACCTCGTAATCGTCGAGATCGCGCAAGCTGCGGATCACCGGGGCGCCCCAGGGCACGCCGCGCGCCTGCGTGCGCTGCTTCTCGTAGACGTGGGCGATCTCGGTCGCCGGGACCGGGCGGCTCTGCAGACCGTTCTGCAAGGCCCCGTAGGCGTCGCCCGGATGCTCGGCGTGCAACCAGTAGGCCCGGCGCTTGCCGACCGGGTCGAACTCGATCCCCTGCACCAGCCGCCCTGCGCCGAGGACGCCGGATTTCGTGGCGTCGAGGAAGTCCGCTTCCAGCACCTGCAGCTGCAGCGGCACCGGCAGTCCGTCGCTCGCTCGCCGCGGGCGGCGGCGCACCAGCACCTCGCCCGCCTCTACCATCTCGCGGCAGATCAGGGTCTGCAGACCGTAGAAGTCGAGCTGACCGTCGGCATCGCACTCCGCCGTCCAGCGTTCGAAGAGCGCGTCCACCTTGCGGTCCAGCGTGTCGTCGCCGCTGGCGGCGCGCGGCATGATCCCCGCGCCGATGATGTTGTTGACCAGCACGGCTACTGCCTTCGCCGCATGCGGGTTGTTGCGCACCAGATCGCGCATCCGGTCGCGCAGCAGCGCCCCCGCCACGCCGATCTCGGTGTCGGCGGAGGATCCCGGCGCCCGCCAGCCCTCCGTTCGCCGCCCGCGTGCGGCGCCATCGTAGCCGCGCGTCAGGGTCTCGAAGGCCTGCCGGCCCATAACGCGACGTGCGGCCATGCGCGGGGCCACCGTGGCGATGGCATGATCGAACCAGGTCGCAGACATCAGCGGTCCCCGCGCGAGAAGCCCGCGAGCCCGGCCACAGGCAGCGGCCGTGTCGTTCCCGCGATGGCGCGCTCGATGGTGCGGATGCGCGCCAGCAGGTCCTCGGCCGAGCCGTAGTCGACCGACTTGCCGTCATAGCTCACCCGCGTCGTGCCGCTGGCATAGGCCCGGCGCAGCGCCGAGAGCTCGCTCTCTGTCCAGTCCGTCATGTTCAGAACCATCCTCCGCGCCGCCCGAGCCAGTCGGAGCGGCGCTTGCCCTGCGGGGCCTGTCCCTGTCGGTTGATCTGCCCGGCGGGATCGGTGTCGGTGG